GCGCAGCGTTTAGGGTAACAAGTACTCTTAATGTCAAGACTCGCTTTGCGAGTCTGACCTATTAAGTGTCATATTTCGCCACTTGGCAGCACCCTTAGGGAGTACTTAAATTAAGTACTCCACGGTACTTAACTTAAGTACTCCACGGTAAATATGTCGGGCCGAAAAAAATGAAACCGGTGCACAATTTTTATTCGAGCAACTCAACAATGCAGTATACTACCGCGCCTCTCGCCGAGAAATACAAGTTCAAGGTCTACGAACTCTTTGTGGACAACTGGCCCAAGAAGTCTGAATCGGACTTTGAGAATTCGTGGGATGGCCGAAATGACGAAACCAGCGTCGCGATTCTTAGTGCGACTGAGGGTACCAGGGGTATGTTCCTGGGCTTTGTCATCACTTCCTATTATAAGCGAAACGGCGACAATCTCTACATTGATTACATCGCGCTGACTAATAAATGCAAGGGCAATGGAATCGGCTCCAGCATATTGGCTTCCTATGTGACCAAGGCATTCGCGAATAGATCTTCCATCCATCTCTGGCCTGACAAGGATGAACTGGTGGCGTGGTATGAGCGGCATGGATTCTCTAACACGAATGATGGTTATTATAACTTTCATTCGTATGAGACGCGCCGGCAGTCTAAGATTCACAAGATGTTGGGGTTGTGTTGATACTGTCTTAGTATAAATATATTTTTTATATTAAACACAATAAAGTAAGATGCCAACATACTATGTACAATTTCACACTGCGAGCCCTGGGGACTTCAGCGTTCCATATGTCCGCCACAGTGATTCCGTTGTCTATGAGTGCGATGGGAAAGAAGGGACCATTGCCTTCAATGGGTATTATTACGTTGAGAATGGGCCACCACCCTACCCCGAGGATAGGGACGGTCTTACCAGGAGGCGCTATTCAGAGTGGCTCCCAAAAAAGGTGTTCATGTCTCTGAAGCCTAGTATTAAACATCATAAATCAGTTTTTTATATGATTGAAGTCTACAAAATGGAAGTGTACGAGTCAACCAATGAAATGAGTGAGATTGATGATGAGGATGGAGAACCGATGAAGGTCTGCTTTTTTCCGACAAATCGGATGAAGCTTTGGTTCAGGGTTTTGGAGGATATGAATGGTTGAGGGGGAGTATATGAAAAATTAAAATACAATTACTTAGGATTAACGTACATCATCTGTTTGTATATCGGTATAATACTATATAATATTTAGGTATCATTGACTACTGTACTCTTTTTCAGTTTAATCACCTTCTTTGCAGGCTTTGGAGGCGGCGTAGGGGTCTCAGCAGGCTCAGATTCACTTGCTGATACTAATGTATTCTGAGGTGCCACATCTGGCTCTACTACTTGCTGAACGGCCCCTTCAACAGGTTGGCTAGATAGATAGCCGTCAAGAACATACTTGGCCCTCTGTTCAGCCTTTGCTGCCATCTGCTCTATCACCTTGATCTCGGCTTCCATCTCATTCAGGATGGCGAGGACCTCTTCTTGGATGGGGAGAGGGGGCAATTCTACAAGGAACATCTCCATAAATCCATTGCTCATATTTTTATGATTACTGCCAATGTAGCCTTCTTCTACCCTCGTTTTATAACTATTGAGGTAATAATACAAATATCGTAGGGTAGTTGTATTCTTATCTTTCATATAGAATACAATTGTCTGACCTGCAACCGCGCAATTACTATCTATATACAGATTACACTTACCCGCACCATTCGTTCTGTTCATTATAATAACTAAGTCCTTAATATCAGGCGTATCTGTAAATAACTTATTATTCATAGCGCCAGTATAGAATGGGTATGCCCCAGTCTCTTTTCCAAAACTTGTATCGTGCTTTTGAATATTCGTATTAAATTCACAGATATCCCCCAACTTCTTCTTCTCATACCTACTAGCCCCAACCGACCGCACGACTGAGGCCATTTGAGTTTTAATGGAAGCGGCTGAGATCAGATGATAACGCTTCAGACGCAAACCACCCATGACATCCTCAAGGAATTTCCCTGAGGGATCCTTCAGCATGAGGTCCATTGCCTTATCGGTGAATGCAAGGCAGTCCTTCATGTCCTGGGGGTCGGCAAAGATACGGTCAAGAGTTGCCACAATTTCTTGCTGCATGGGGAGAGATACTGTTGGAATTTCCAAATTCATCAGATCTTCAACCTGAATTGTTCCACGCATATTAGAACTTTCAAATATCTTAAGAATATACTCTTTAGTTAGATTAAAGAACCATTTAAGATATTCAATACGAATGATCTCTGTATCCCTTACCTTTAACACTTGAACAAGTGTTGTTGCAGCAAATTTCTCATTATCTTTTGCATAATGTATACGCCCCTTTGAGCCTGAAGATCCATTTACATATACAATCGCAGGACCTACGAAATTATACTCATTGTGAGTAGATACGATTTCTGCACCAGAATAACAGTTATACCGACCTTCTACTGCTTTTGTCGCTTGAATAGTTCCCTTCTCTACTGTACATATTTGACTAATTTTCTTAAATACAATGGATCCATTATTTTTGTTCTTAGCTTGAAAGATTGGACGAATATCCCACCCCCTCTCCACAATCTGAGCCATCGTCAGTTCACCCATCTTCTTTCCAGACCCTACATCGTAATACTCAATCTTCTCAGTGGGCTTACCCTTTGTGAAGATGAAGGAATAAGTCTCAATGCCAGTGCACTTGAATGTACCTGAGGGATTCACAATGATCTTGTAAAGGTTACACTTGGAAAGAAACCACTTGATCACATCACGGTGAGAGTCATTCATAAGAGTAGCATTGAAGATAACTGCAGCACGTCCACCATCCTTCAGCTTATTTACGCAAAGCTGGAGGAAGAGAACACACGTATCCTTCTTTACAAAGTCAAAGGGATATACTACGTCAGGCTTTACAGCAGTAGTCTTAACTAGACGCTTACCCTTCTGCTCAGTTGAGACATTGTAGTAAATCTCGTCAAATCCATCAACCGTTCCACCATAAGGGGGGTTTGCCAAGATATAGTCAACCTGGTCCTTCTCCTTGATAAGAAGATCAAAACTGTTACCCTTCCGCTGGTTTGCCATGTTTGGCAACTTCTTGTACTTAATGAAAGTTCCAAGAATACCCTGTCTGTAGATTTTGTTCTCAATCTCTACCATCCGCATATGCTGATATGCATCCCATTCACTATACTCAGGTTGGTTTTTAGAGATGTACTTAGAAGCAGTACGCATAAACTTGCCAGTTCCTGCCGCAGGGTCAAGGCCGATCTCACCAAATTGGGGCTTAATTTCATTTACACATGACTCTGTAAGAATCTCAGGTGTATAGAATTGGCCATAATACTTGCTTTTACCCTTCTTGAGTTCCTTGGTAAAGTATTCATATGGATCGGTATCCTCGTGCTCTACAAGTTGAACTTTTCCTGTGTAATCAAGTAGTGATACGAGGAGTGGAATATATTGGCTCTTAAGTTTCTCATCTTTCAAGATGCTTTTTAGAGCAAATTCCCTGTCAAATATACACGCAAGGGAAGACCTCTGAAGTTTTAACCAGAGGCGATCAAAGACAGCATTCACATGCGCTGAATCACCTTGTGATAGTGATGCAATTGTATCAAGGCGAATATTCGTTATGGAGGTACCTCTAAGAATTGATTCTATGTCTATATTGACACCTCCTGAGTCAACAAGCATCCAAAGTTCCTTTAGGAATAGAAGATCGTCATAGATAAGATCAGCGTAAATATTACCATTCTCATCCATCTGCGCACCCTTATTGCGACATTTATCCCTGATACTCATCAAGAATGATTCAAGTGATGTTTTATTTACAGCATCAGACATTGTGTATAAAAAAATACTGGGCTTTAGCCTTTCATTTTTTAGCCCTCATAACTTACTGCTCGCAGGGATCATATCTAGGCCAGAAGGTATCATTCCATATCTCAGTAGGAATTCCAGGCAAATCGGGATACTTAGCATGCAGAGATGGCCACCGCCTCTCAAAGTCCAAAGCATCATTAACATCCTCCTTTTGTAGAATGCTGTAGACCTTATCTGCGTACTTACCCCAACTTTTCACACCCTTTGCAGATCCAGGGTTTACCTTATCGGCAATATCATATACTGACATTTTCCATTTAGCATATGGATTCGCTGGAAGTTTGCGAGTGGCACGTTGTTCTACAAGGTTTCTTAGTGATAATAGTGTATGATCAAACACATTAATATCCGTTGACCGAATTAATTCCATAAATTCCCCTGGACTCATATCTGGCCACTCATTCCTAGTAGTAAGAATGCCCGTGTAATCACGGATATTGATCCAGCCAACCTGCTTGTATACGCGAGATGGATCATATGGGATACCTTTCGGTAGTACATTCGTATCCCTATACTGATTCCACAACTGTGTGAGTTGACCTTCAGTCTTACAGCGCTTCCAGTTCAATCTATCAGCCAAGCCGTGCATGTAGAGCCTTGCTGCGTGAAAGGACTGTTCTGCCAGTTCCTTAGTGGGACAGGATCCCAGAATTTGCTCATCGTGCAATGCAGGAATGTCTTCTGATAGCCAAACGCGCTCGTTGACATTATTTACGGTTAGACCACCATCCTCATCATTCTCGTCATCCTGATCTTCATTGGGAGGCTTCACCTTTGGTACCCACACCGTCTGTGCGATACTCTGATTAGGATCAGATGACAGTATGATATTCTTGATTGTATAACGCACGGTCTTATAGTCGTTCGTGCTGCGAACCTGTATAGTGTCCTCACTCACTTCCATCTCATATGAAAGAAACGGAATTAAGACCCTATGTAGTTTCCCACTATTTCGCGGGTCCTTTCGGTTCCCACGGCCCACAATCTGCTTTGTCTCAATCGCACTCCACTTGTTGTCAACAAAGACAGTAGTGTCAATGGAGGGCTCATCAAACCCCTCGACTAAAGTACGAATATTACAGAGAATACGCACATCAGGGCCCTCAAAGGCCTTGAAATCAACCTTAGTCTTCTCATTTACCTCTTCTAGATTGCCAGAGTGAACAGTCTCACATGACACACTCTTATCTATTTTCTTCAAACCCCAGACTATACCAAAGACTTTCTTGAAAAGCTCGGCTCGCTTCTTAGTAGTATGATACGTGACAATCCGCCTGGATCCAAATGACTGGATTGCCTGAACAAGAAGGTCAGCAACAATAGCGTACCATAGAATCAGATCACCAGAAATGATAGGTTCATCTGGATTTTCTGGGTCAATCGTAGTCTTCTCGATGTAATCTGTAATGTAGCGTGAACGACCCTCCTCCCACATTGCCAACTCCTTCAGAAACTCCTTAAAGGTACCAGATTTCAAACCCAATTGCTTACGGAGATTATCTATGAGCCGACGAATTCTGGTTGGCTCTGTTTTAATACAGATAACTTCAAAACGAGAGAGGTAATCATTATCACGGCCAAAGATGTAGTTCCTCTCTGCCAGGCAGGTGCCATATAGATGCGGCTGATGAGAGAATCCAATATACGTCAACTCGTCGTTCTCTATAAGAGGCGTATCCTTTGGTGTTCCAGTTAAAGCAAGACGATATCTTGATCTAATATTATTAGTATCTAAGCCAAACATGTTTCCTGATAGATCGGCCTTTTTACCAGATGGTACGAGATGATGCGCCTCGTCAAATACGGTAAGATCAACTACCGCGCCATACATATTCGGAAACGAATCATATGTAACTACACATAGCCAAGGAGAATCCTTTGGAAGTTTATCAAATATTTTTACTCTCTGAACTTTATCAAGATCCCCTGGCAGTTTGGAACCATTGCAAACAAAGAGTTGTTTTAACGGATAGTTCCACTCAATAAAATTGCGTAGGGCCTGATGTAGCAATGTATTCCTGGGAACCACGAAGAATGTGGTGCGGGATTCCATACGTCCTATAAATTCAAATGCCATAAGTGTCTTACCTAGACCACACTCAATAGACCAGTACCCCCTTTCAGTTCCCTCGTTGCGAAAGGCAAATACCGTGCTATTTATATCCTCTTCCTGGTATGCACGCAATTTCTGACCCGATATACTAGTTACGCGTGTACGTGGAATGTGGTGATTGCGATAGAATTTAAGAAGTGTATTTATTTTTTCATGTGTATCATAGACTTCAATAGGAAGATGACTTAGATTTAATTGTGCCAGTGTATCGTTAAATTTTATAATAAATTCACTTTTATCTTTGAAACGAATTGCTTCAACAGTTGAAGCTCTGTTCAGATCATCTTCATTGTCTGATCCCTCGATTCTCTCAAACTTAGAAAGCCATAATGTTTCTATGGCATGAACCACCTTTATATCCTTAACAGGGACACGAGTGACCCAATGATACCGAAATGGATTATTTGGTAAATAGGATGTGCCATATCCACTTATTCGAGTATATATATCACTAGTTTCGCCGCCCTTAGCCTCTCTATCTGTAAATTCTTTATCAGAACCACCAATGTAGAAGTTGTGTAGCACTATATCCGACATACTAACTGTACCCATATAAAAGCCTTGCCGGCATTCATTTTTTGTCGCCCAATTAACCTCTACATGCAAAATTTGTCCCCTTAAATTAGCATGCCAAACAGCGGTACTGGGAATAAGGGGCGTAGAATGACCCTGCGTAATTTAAGACTGAAGCCTGGGACAGGATATCAGAAGGCCCTTATGAATGCTGAGCAGCCTGTGAGTTATGGTGTGGTTGGTGGAGCGCCCATATCCGAGCCATCCTCTCCGGCTGCTTCTGTAGATGCACCATCGGCCTATTTGAATAGTAAACAGCCCCCTCGGCGTGTCTCAGTCACCAACTTTTTCCCCAAAACAGAGGCCGAATTACAGACTGCGCGACCCACCGTAAGTCTCAGCCGTTCTTCTTCACCTGGCACGGGTTCCGTTGGTGCAGTTTCAACAAACAGTTTATTCTCGGAACCCACACAGCCCAGTCCATTTAATCTGAGCCCTAGAAACCTACAACTTCGCGCAAGACAGGCTGCGGCTGTAGAGAATGCTAAAAAAACGGGAGTTCTGAGTTTCCCGATGAATTACCCTGACGAAAACATGGACCCTAGCGTAAAGGGGGGAAGACGTAAGAAGGGTCGCAAAACACGCAGCAAGCAGCGCAAGCAGCACAAATCCAGAAAATACCGGCGGTAAGGTAACCCTTTGCTAAAAAGTCTTTTTGCGCACTTTTCTTAGATCGGCGAACATTTCAAAGTGACAGATAATATTTAAAAATACTATAAGTAATAGTATACATATGCCAAGGTCAAATAATAAACAAGTTGTAAATAAGCCAGTTGTTAGTAATTCAGTTCTACAAAATAGACTACCCGATAATCAACGCCCCAGTTTGTTTAGCAGTATAAAACATGGATTTGGATTTGGTATAGGAAGTTCAATTGCTCATAATATCTTTGATAGTAAAGAAGCGAACCCTCCGATTCATTTGCATACTGCAATAGATAAAACAACAGAATTTAAGCAATGTATGGAAAAAACTTATAGTAACTATGAGGAATGTGCGCATATTTTGAAATAAGTAGGAATTTTATACCGTGGAGTACTTAATTTAAGTACTCCCTAAGGGTGCTGCCAACTTTTTTCTAAAAAGTTGCATCCAGCAACATACACAGTGTATCAGCCAAGTCATCCTTCTTGCCTTGTCCGAGCCACCATTGATACCACCGATGCTGCTCCGTGCCCATCGGAAATCTGTTCAAGTAAGCACGTACGCGCGCTTCACCACCCGCCTTTCTGTCCTTGTACCCTGCATCACCCACTTCAGCCCCTTTCACCTTCTTCCCCGCGTGAATGAAGTGGAATTCCACCGGCTGCGTCCCCCCCAGTGACAGCAAGCGCTCCCTCAGCGTTGCGAAAATCAAGATCTGCACCGTCTTCATGACCGGGTTTTTCAGAACCGGCTGGTGTTCAATATAGATCTGCCTGACATCCTTCAAATGATCCCAATCGCGCCGAATCCAATCCCGGATTGCATCGTGGAGTCGGCTCGTATTATCCGCGAACGAGGCCACACTCTTCTTTTTCACTAGAGGCATGGTGGCAACCGCCTCTACGCGCTCTAATAAAACAGGCCGCTGTCCTTTCGTGTCAAGGCCCTTTGCCTGTAAAAAGGCCTTCAGTTGCCCAATGGTCGGCGGCTTGATAATCGGCTTCCCCGTGGTTTCATCGTAGATCTGAGGGGATTCCTTCGGAATATGGCGGCCACAGACTAGACCCAGTGGTGCGGGCGCCTGGGCCTTCGGCGGTTTTCCGCAGACTGTACAAACCGGCTTGGCCTGGTTATCCAAATTCGTCAGATTCACAAGAGACCAGTGCCTAATTTGAACCATGCTCCCTGATGCATCTTGCTGCCCTTGTTGCCCCTGTTGTGCTCGTAAAGGCACACCTACACAATATGCCAAATTCTTAATTCCAATATCCAGAGCAAGCAACATCCTTCTTGGATATAGTATATATAATGTTTAGATGGCAACACAGGCACCCGCCACAGAAAAAGCGGCCGCGGAAAAAGTTAAAGACGAGGTCCCTGCTGCGGCAGCCGATAAACTAAAGGAGGAACCGGTTCCAACCCAGGATCCTAATGGGCCCAAGAAATATCTCAACGGCTGGACTCGCGAACTGGAGAATCTGTTCGCCGAATGGGCTGACAAGGCATCCTGCTACCGTTGGATGCACGAGAAGACTGGTCGCATGTATCAGACAAGAGACCAGGGCTTCATGTTTCCCATTATTATTCTGAGTACAGTGGGCGGTGCGGCCAACTTCGCCATGAACTCCATATCCAATGACCCCGAAATACAAAAGTACGTACAACTCGGCCTCGGCGGTCTTTCTATCGCCACCGGTATTTTAACGACCATAGCAAATAGGTTAGGCTATGCCAGTTCTTCCGAGGCTCATCGTGGAGCATCTATTTCCTGGGGTAAGTTCAATCGCCTTATTGTTATTGAATTATCTCTACACCCCGATGAACGCATGGACGCGTTTGCCTTCATGAAAATGTTCCGTGTAGAATTAGATCGTCTGATTGAGCAATCCCCCACTATCCCTGAAGCAATCGTTAACAATTTTGTCTACGAGTTCAAGGAGGAGATTGATTTGAAGAAGCCTGATATCACGGGTAACTTGCAGCATACCCGTATATTCTCTGATACGGGTACACGCCTCAAGAAAATGGCGGAGGATGCTGCCCTAACTCTGAATCTAAAGAAGGGACTTCTAAAGCAATTGGTCTTGGATGATCTTGATTCTAAGGTTCGGGCAGTTGTGAGGCAAATGGGCAAACATTCTAATGAGCCTACGCCCACGAATCTCACTATACAGGCTCCTAAAACAGTCACTCCTACGGCATTCAATAATAGCAAGGAGCCACTCAAATACCATACTGAAATGGTATCTAATTTAACAAACGCAACTCTTCCGACTATTGTGGCTAAAAATAAGGTAAAAAATCCTCTTGAATCCAATCCCAATAATGAAATAAATGTTGTTTTAGAAATACCAGGTGGAAATAATTAATATTACTCTTTAATAAGGATATGAGTTATATAAAAGAAGATAAGTTTTGGGTTTCTCACAGATACACTCTCAAATTTCTTAAATTATGTCAACGTGCCTATAAGGAACAACCGAGAAATTACCTATATTCTGGAAGTCATGGTAGTGCATTAAAGGTTACAGTTGATGGAACGCCATATTGGGTAAAACGTATTATAAAAGACCCTGCAATAGTATACGGAAGACTAATAACTTGGAAACAAATAGAGATATATAATAAAAAATGGGATAATTTAAATAGTGAAATTACAGCTGCATGGGATTTAACAGAAAAAATACCCGACTATGTTTCAAATCTACATGCTGCTAATATTGAAACAAAATTAACAAAAGATAAGATTGTATATCTAATTGGATGGTTAGTATTTGAAGCTCCTACAGGCCTTACTTTAAAGGACTTTGTAAAAAATAAGAGATATATGTATAGATCCATTACAGTTGATTTGAGTCAAAGGCTTTATTGTATGATAGAGCGAGCGCGACGCGCCTTAAATGATATTGGATATGTTCATAGAGATATTAAACCAGATAATATATTTGTAATAACAGATTCTATAGGAGAACCTCTAACATGTAAATTAATCGATTTTGGATTTACAGTAAAACGGGGGGAAAGACATGAGGCAATAGCAACTCCTGCATTTATGCCCCCGGACTTCCCCTCACTTTTTACGCCTCATATAGTAACATCTATGCAAAACGAGTATAGTACTAGAATGATATGGAGTTTGCCTGATATTCTTGGACTTGGACAAATTAATATTCCTCCAGATCCTACTACATGTGCATCCATATTATCTAAACCAGGGCTTAGAGCTACAACTTCTTACGGCGGTGGCGGTGGTCAAGCACCTTATGGTGGTGCTCAACCTTCTTATGGCGGTGGCGGTGGTCAAGGACCTTATGGTGGTGCTCAACCTTCTTATGGCGGTGGCGGTGGTCAAGGACCTTATGGTGGTGCTCAACCTTCTTATGGCGGTGGTG